GCTCTGGCCCTCCGAACGCAGCGGTTACGCTGAGAGGCGATCAGGGCAACACCAGTGACCGTTTTCTGGAGGCGGGATAACTCCGCCCAAACGGTAGCCGCCCGGCGCCACAATCCGCGCTTTTCCAGTTGCGTGGCCGTCGCCTGCAGCTGTCGTAACTGACCGCGCTCTGTCGGCTCTGGTGCGGGTCCGTTTACCAGTTCGTCGGCATACCAGTCGCTTACGACGAAATTGTGAATACGGCCATCGATAGCATTTCGGGTGCGGATAATCATGCCGCTTTCCGTCATCACCCCGATGACGTAGCGCGTTGCCCGGTCGGTAAGGCAAAGCGCTTCACTGATTTGTGCGGGGCAGGCCTGCGGATTTTCGAGCAGGTAATGAGCGACCGCTTTCTGACGTTCAAATTTATCTACCATGCTGATAATTCGGCCCCAGCCGGGGCCGACCTCCGTTAGCCAACGTATTCCGGTTTCATGTCGTCGAGCGTTACGCGGAACTGCTCGTAAAGTTCGTCGCCCAAGTGGCGGCGCGCGGCGGTGAGTGTCGCTTCTGCCTTGGTGAACAAGTCGGCTGCGTCCGGTTCGCCGGCAGACGGTAGGGAGTTAATCGTCGCCTCGATTTTGTTGCGAGCATTCACCCGGTGATAACGCTGCGTGGCTTTGTTCTTGAGTTCGGTGAACAGTGCTGAACCCAGAGTTGCCTTGGCCTGGTTAATGTCTTCGCCCACGGCTTTCGCTGCGTCGATATCTTCGGCGGCATCAATCCGTTCCCGGAATTCGTCAGCGATCGCATCAACATTCACAGTGGATTCACGCGCGCTGCTGGTGGTTGTGACAGTGTCACTTGATATTTCTTTCAGGGTTACGCGCTGAGGCGCCGGGTTAATCTCTTTCTCTGCGCGCGGCTCGACTTCATCCGGGCTGTAAACGCCCAGGATAACCTCCGGACAGTACAGGCGCGCCCAGTACTTCACTGCGAGGTACGCAATCTGCTGCTTCGGCGCCGTCTTCCACAACGGTGAGTTTCTGGTGGTAATGTCGGCCAGGTAGATTGGTTCACCCCAGGTGATCTCCGCTTCACCGCGCAGGACCGCGCCGACACGGATATAAAGGCCCAGCTCATCACGACCATCTTTTTGACCGGCGATCTTTTCCCAGTCACCGCCGTACTCGTAATGGAATCGCCCCTGAATAGCGCTTGAGCTGGAAATTACCGCATTCACCAGTTGCGCCTCGTAACCCAGCACGCCGTTTACCAGGTGCGTTTTCTGCGCTACTGCGTAAGGGTTCATGCCCCACTGCATAGCCTGCATAACAATCGCCATGCAGTCGGCAGGTTTCCCCGCCAGATGCTTTGGAACGGTGACGGCAGACTGCGCCATCAGGTCAGCGAATGCGGTCAGTTGCCCCAGTGCCTGCACGTTGAATACAGCGTTGCTGGCAGAAATGGTGTTTGGAGCCTGCTCAGTTGTGATGATATTGGTATTTTGCATGGTCAAATCCTCCATTAAGCCAGACGCAGCGCTTCAAGGCGGCGTTGGTCGAAGTCGTTCAGTTCGTCGGTGTAGTCTTCAGTAACAGGCGCTGGCCAGCAGTCGGTGTCATATGCCTGGGCTAGCGCTCGCATTGTGCGCTGGTACTCCAGCAGCCCTAGGTCGAGCAAATCTTCAGACGCTTCGATAACTGCCACCCAGTGATAGCCTTCGTCTTTGTTGACGAAGATCCAGAAGAACTGGTCAAAGTCGGCGACATTGCAGTACATGGCAGCGCTGATGTGGTAATCACGGTCGATGATTTCCCGGTGCAGTTTGGCGCGAAGGCCTTCCTGTTTAACTCGCCCCATGCTGATCGTCTTGAGGTCTACGCCGATGCGCACACTGTTGACTTCAACTTCAAGGTCCGGGCGAACGCGCACTTCAAGCCCGGTCTCTTCGTCCATGCCGAAGTAGCTGGTTTCAACGGCGCGGGAAGGGTGGCGAAGTAGTTTTCCGGCAGATTCATGATTCAGCAGTGCCTGCTGAATAGCGGTTGCCAGGGTAAGCTGTTCATTGGTTAGAATGGTCTTCCCAGCAACGCTATCGCGCCACTGCTGCTCGAATTCATCCGCGAAAATGGCATCCGGTTTAATTGCCCGTATGGCCTCCTGAAGATCTTCTTTCTTGCCAGTCAGCTTCAACTGGTCAGCTTTAGGCTTGTCAGTGTTGTAATCGCGGATGAATGCCTTCAGTGAGTCGGTGGTGGTAAATGCCTCTGCTGGAATGCCCGGGAACACCGCAAACTCTTCCTGCAGCTTTTCAGGCTCCAGGGCTAATGTGTGCGCCAGGCTGCCGAACGTCAGAGCTTCACTACTTTCGCGGCGGATGGTTTTTGTAACGTGACGTCCGTGATAGAACATCAGGCTCACGCGCGCGTCTTTCACCTGCGTGGAGCTGATGCCGTTGGCGCCGTGGTAAACCTCGTTCGGCAGACCTTCATAACGGCCAGGTTCGAAGTATGCAGGGTACTCGGTGACGGGTTCAGCCTGCGTCTCGTCCAGCGCGCTGATGGTTTCCTCCGGCGCGGCTTCTACTTCCGGCACGGATTGTTCGTCGCTCACTGAAGTCGCGCTGGCCAGAATCGCTGCTGCGTCTACGGAATCTGTCTGCGGATCATCTTCCACAGCACTTTCGCCTGCTGATACCGCATCGTTATCTTCGCCTTCGGCGCACTCAGTCTCTTCCATCTGCACATCGCTGGTGGTTTCCTCGGTTTGTTTTGCTGGTGCGTTCATCAGTCCATCAATGGAGAAAATTCCTCCACCCACGTTGGCGATTTCTGGTTGTTTTGGTTTTGTCAGGTCTTCGTGAATCCATTTCGGATCTGTTGGGTCGCTGATGCCCGGCACAAATTCGCCTCGTTCTGCTGCCAGTCGGTGGCTTATCTCGTTTTCCCAGCTTTTTTCTGGCACGTGGCCAGCTGCCGCCAGGGTTTCTTCGGTTGGGTGCTCGTGGTCGGATTCCGTCAGGTTTGCGTTGATATAAATCTGCAGACTGACCGGGAAGTGGTGGACGTTCTCGGCGGCGCCTCGAATGAGAGCGAAGATAGCAGCACGAGAGTAGTCCAGAATGCCAGCCGTTTTGCGCAGCGCTTCGGACCACTCTTTGAACGGACTCTCTTTCTTACTGACGATCTCTTTTGCACGGCGGAAAACTCCACCAGGAACATCATGGATGTTGAAGTCCATTGGCAGAGTGGCCAGCGCAATTTCAATGTCCAGAGTGTCCAGCGTGTGGATAAGGGTCGGGTTACGATCAGTCTTATTACCGCCGCCAGCGTTGGTTTTAACGTCGGTGCGTTGAATAAGCGCCACGCGGTTACCTTTCTGCCACTCTTTGACCAGCAGCACGCGATCGAGGTGTTCGGTATTCACCCACGCTTTGACGAACTGGATCACCAGGTTCAGTTCGCTGCGCTTGTCCTGCGGGAAAACCTTTTTCACCGCGTCGGTCAGTTTCCAGAGCGTCGGCATGTCGAACGCTTTAACTTCGGGGCAGTTCTCGACGGCCAGCAGCAGGTTCTGGACGTAGGTGTTATCCGTGTCCATTTCGAGACTGGCAAGGTGCGCGCGGGTTTCCTTGTTGATGTGCCATACGTGACCACCTTCGGCGTTGAACTGAGCCAGCAGCTGGATACGGAAGGGCATCGGTGCAATGCTGTCGAGCGTGTCGTAGATTTTGCCGGTGGTTATTTCTTCCTGCTCTTCTTCAGTATCAGTATCAGCACCAGCATCATCAGAACCAGCCTCTTCCTGATGGAAGGAATCCTGCGGCGCTGCGCCAGCTTTCAGCTGCCAGGTGCGCTGGTCTTCGGCCAGTTCGTAGCGTTCGCACCAGGTTAAATCAACGGTGCTTTCTTCCGGAAGGTCGTTAAATACCGGGAAATCGGTACGGACGGGCTTCATGTAGTCTTTGCCGCGGCCAGTTTCGATCCCTGCATCTTCCAGCTCAACATCGAGCTTCAGGTTGGCACGCGCTTCAGTTTTCGCGGTGAACCAAATCACTGCGTCTTTCTTGCCGGATTTCTGTGTAGCCTTAACTACGTAGAAGAATTCCATGTTCAATCCTCTTTTTCGGATGTTAGAATCCCCGGGCCATTGATAGCGCCCATTGGGTGTCTTTTTGGTTTGGTAAAAATTCCGGTGTAACTTTGGTCGGTGTCACCGGACGTATTGGCCCGCCTTGCGCGGGTTCTTACGTTATGACTCGTGGGCCATCTGGTCGTAAGAGGCGCAACGTACACAGCAGTAATCGCGTTCTTCGTGCTTCAGCTGCGCGCCGTGGATCAGCGTCAGCGTGTTCTTCACTTCTTTGCCTTGTTCAATCGGCTTTCCACACAGGTGGTAAGCGCATTTCTTCTGGTTAAGCATCCGGATTCCCCTTCTGCACCAGCAGGTAGCAGAGGCGGCGCAGGAGTGCCTCGAAGTTATTCAGTCTCACGGCCTGCTGCCGTGCTGGTTCTCGTGCAAAATCAATCATGATGATCCCCTTGTTTTGCCTGTCTTTTATCCACTTCAGGCTCGGTGGTGTTATGCTGGTAGTTCTCACACAGCCAGCAAGGAAAATAAAAATGAGCCAAACAACAAAGTGCCCTAAGTGCGATTCAACCTCTTTCGAGATGTCCAGTAGCCAAACCATCAACAGCGAAAGGATCCGGTTTGTACAGTGCTCCCGCTGTGGTGCAGCTATATCTGCAATGCCTGTCGATTACCTAACTGCAATCAAAGAGATACATAAAATCATCAAGTCGAGACTGTGATTTTTTAACTAGATAATTCCCCGAACCCCAAAGCCGGAAGTGCAAGCTCTTCCGCCATTAATGCGAGACGTAGAACGTGCACTACGTCTTCTTTTTGCAGATGGCTATCGTCCGTCAAATGTTCGGCCTCTTTGGCTAATTTCCCGGCAAGTTCTAACAACAGTGCGCTTTTAGGTTTTTCACCGATTTCCATGATGTTCTCCAGTTTTCCAAAGTGAACTTCGCTGGTGGCGCCGTGTAGCTGATACCCACGGTTGAGCTTTTTCACTCTGCACTTCACCACCGCGAAGCCCACTCCTTGTGTCTTGCCTTGTCGCCGGCTAGCGGAACGTTGTTATGCCTTATGCGCGTTTGTTTTCGCGATGAGGTGATAATAGCAATGGGTATTAATCATATCAATACGTATTGCTATTTATTGATTTGAATTAGTATTAAAATATTGATAGCGAAAGGAATTTATTTTTTAGCAACGTGCGTTATATGCTCAAAAAAACACCAGGTGGAGATGTTGATATGGGTTTAGGAATGGATATGTCACGTGATGAGCTGCTGGAAGATCGCGCTGCTTTCATAGCTGGCGAGATTGGTGGGGCGGTTGTTGAGTTGATAATCGGTGGGCTGGCGATAGAACGCGATGCCATTGTCGAGAGACTGGAAGCGAAGCGAAAAACCGTGGGCAATATGATTCACAAGGGGGTTTTGAGGGATGCGGCGGAGTTCGTGAGGAAAGGGCAGTAAAAACCCGGCGCGGTGGCCGGGTATAATTAAATGATATTTTACTTGATGGTTTATCAGCCTACCGTTCTAAAGATGAGAAGCGGGGTCATACCATATGAATTACTGCCTCTACCCGCCTGCTCTTTAACCATGTCCAAGAAAGTTTGCAATCCTGATTTAAGATCATGTTCGGGAAAAGCTGGGCTGCTATCAATATCCTTTCCCTGCACATAATCTGGTAAGGCATCAATTAAGCCAATGACATGCCATGTCCCAGGTATGGTACCACCATACTTTAAGGCTAGATCATCAGGATTAATTGTTAAAAATTCTTTATCAATGGACATCCACATAAGCTCGCCATCCTCATCAATAAAATCAACTTGGAGGATGTTAGGGACGATATTGATGAGTTTTTTTACCACCCCAAATGTAAGTCCGGGCGATACTTCAATCTCGTCTATATCAAGTTTTCCTTTCAGTTTGGCTTTAGCTTTTGGAGGAAGGTTTGCTGTGTTAGCTTGAGCTTGAGCCATTTCACCAAAAAGCGGCATAATCTTCTGAATCGTTGACACATCGAAGATCCGCATTTTTCCAATGGAATGAACGACTGAGCCAAGATTTTCACCATTAAGCCCAGTTTTAATCATTCCAACTTCATCTAGTTTATCGAGAAAGTTAATTGGTAGCGACCAGGAAGCATCGAAGGTTTTCTCTTGCGAATGGGCTATTGAGTCGTCAGCGCCAATTTTCCCTTTAAGAATCTTTACGTTAAGCTCAACTGATTTATTAGATTTATCTGTATCAGAAATGGTTTGTTTGACGCTTGTCACTACACCAGCATTGTGCAGTTGGGCTGTGAGAGAGCTAACTCGTACACGATCTATATAAAGAAAATCAAATAGTGAATCTATGTTTTGTTGTTCTTGCTCCATTACGCCAATCCTCTTTAAATTTTTCTTTTTCCTCAGAAATCTTCTTTTGCTTCTCATCTATCTCATCGAAAAGTTGAATGATCTCATCCACACCTTGTGAGGGCGTCTCTGATTTCACTTTCTTCAAAATTTTCTTGAACATGATGATTTTCCATAGAGAACTGACAGTACAAATTATGTTCTCTTTAACGCATGAGCGCAAGCATGCCTGAAAATGATAACTAAACGTATTCGGCTCATGGTTATACCATTTACCAATAAACCCTTGAATGCATTATAACTATCAGTATTTACAATACATTTAATCATAATCCATGCTTCTCATCGGCCACTAATCTTACCCATGCTTCCTGTAGCTAGGTTGTGTGCTGCTGACTCAAAGCTTGTTATAAGCTATCGACTCGTGGATCAACGCTTTGCCCATGATATACAGCTGATCCTGTGTCTCTTCTGTCACATACCAATCTTTATACGCAGGGTTATCTGATAACACCGCCAGCTGTAACCCCTGCATCTGCAACCGCTTTACGTGGAAGTGCTGGCCGAACACAAAAGCATAAACGCCATCCACCTTAAAATTTCTTACTGAGATGTCGAAGAACAGGCGGTCACCAGACCGTATGGTTGGGTTCATGCTATCCCCGTCTACCGTCATTACTTTTACGTCATCCTGAGAGCGGTTTCCAAAAAGCGATCGCGCATGTTCGGTAGTGAACTCGATGGCATGCAGCACCTCCACGAACTCAGAGATCATGAAAGAACCTGGCCCCGCGCTAAATGTCAGGTCAAGTACGTCAACTCTGAAGATATTTGGATCTGTTTTTACAGGAGCAATAAAAGTCGGTTGTTGACCGTCAGCCCTCATAGGGCCTATTCCCGTAGACAACCATTCCGTTCGAACCCCAAGTGCATTCGCAATTTCTACAATCTTGGTCGACCCTCGCGCATTGCCGCTAGTTAGTCTCCAGATAGTTGGCTGGGCAACACCCGACGCCTTCGCAAGAGCGCCTTGAGACATTCCCGACTGTTCCATTGCCTGATTCAGGCGCTCAGCAAGAGTTTCTTTTTTCATAGTTTTTAATTTATACGCTTGCGTATTGATGGTCAAAACACGTTTTGCTATTGCTCAAAGCAATACGCATTGCTATTATTGTTTTGTTCAATACTTTTAGGAATTGAAAATGACCAATAAAATCATCCAACACGCCATCGACATTGCTGGCAGCCAAAAGAAACTCGCAGATCTCTGCGGTGTTGCTCAGCCTACAGTCTGGCGATGGCTGCATGGCGGCGGCATTGATGCTCGGTACGTTATGAAAATCGTGTCAGCAACCAACGGGAAGGTTAAACCCGCTGATATTCGTCCAGACCTTGCCATGTTGCTTAGTTCAAACAGCAGTCAATTCTAACTACGAAAGGGAAAGCATCATGCAATCACTTGCGTTTCAAAATAATAACACTGCGATGGATAGGCGATTGATATCTCAGAATCAGCGTAGGGCTGCCTCTGGTGATAGCTTTAGCCACCACGCAGTCTGCTCAGCCGTTCGCGCCTGGGCAGCGTCAATTAACAATCAGGACTTCGTTGCCGGGCTGATTGTTGAGGAATGGGAGAGGCGGGGCGGAGACGCGCTGGACTTTCCCGATGATCTGAGCCGTCGCCGTCAGAAGCTATTCCGCTGGCTCGACGGCACCACCATGACGGCACAGCGCAATATCCAGCTGCTAACCCCGGCGATCCTTGCCGTTCTTCCGCTGGAGCACCGCAACCGACTGCTGCCGGAAGACAACATCATGGCCCGCCTGGCGCGACTGGAGAAAGAGACCAGTGAAGCGAAGATAGCCATCGCCATGGGCGCGCCAAAGCATCAGAAGCTGAAGGAATTGAGTGAGGGGATTGTCGAGATGTTCCGCGTGGATCCTGACTTAACGTTACCGCTGATGACGCTGGTGACTTCAATGCTGGGGGCTGTATGACTGGATTGGAAAAGGCGAAAGCCGCGGTGCTCGAACACCAACGGCTTTCAGGCGCAAATGTAGAGACAAATGCAAAATCAGTATGCCCACACATTCATGTTTTTACCAGCGGAAGTTCTGTCCACTGGAACAATCTCATCGCTTTCATTTATCAGGAGGACGCAATGGCCGGTGATTGGATAAAAATGCGCGCCGAGCTGCATACGCATCCGAAAATTGTCCGCATGTCGTCCGCTTTGAAAGCGGACAGATTGCGCGTTGTTGGTGGACTACATTCCGCATGGTGTCTTTTTGATGTCCATTCCACTGATGGTTTGCTTCACGGCTATACGCCAGAAACTCTAGACGACCTGATCGGATTCCCTGGCTTTGCGCGAGCAATGATTGCTGTTGGCTGGCTGGAGGAAGAGGGAGAAAACCTAGTGATGCCGCGCTTTGACGCACATAACGGCCAGTCAGCTAAGCGTCGTGCGCAGGATGCAGACAGGAAGAAAAAATCACGAAAAATGTCCGCTTGCGATGCGGACAAAAAGCGGACCAGAGAAGAGAAGAGAAGAGAAGATATAAAAGATATAAACCCAGAGAGAGAGGGCGCATGTGCACGAGCTGCGGGCGACCCATCTGGCGAAAGCGGGTTGCCCCCAATTTCACCACAAACTCCCCCAGGCGAAGGGAGCGACGATGGACTGAATTTTGGTCCGCTGGGTAAATTCCCGATCACCGATGACTGGATGCCTTCGACCGACTTCGTTGGCAAAGCTCGTCTCTGGGGGAAAAACCTCGGTACAGATCCGGGCTATACCCCTGAAGAACTCCAACAGTTCCGGGATTACTGGGCCCCTGACGGGAAGGTTAAGCACCAGCAAGCCTGGGAGCAGACATTCGCTAACAGCCTGCTGCAAACGCGTAGTCTAATCCAAAGGGCGAACCCATCAGCCGCCAGGGATGTTAATCGCATCCCGATTCCGGATAACACCATTCCAGATGGGTTCAGGGGGTAACAGTGAAAAATATTGTTAATTCCGGCAGCGCGCTTGATCGCCTGAAGAAACTCATTCCGCCCGGCGTACAGCCGAAGTTCACCAGCGCAGAAGAACTGCTGGCGTGGCAGCGGGAAGAGGGCCTGAAACATTGCGAGGAGCTGAGTCGACTGAACCAGAAGGCGCGCACTGAGAAAATCTTCGGTCGCTCTGGCATCCAGACCTTGCACCGCAGCTGCACGTTCGCCAACTACGAAGTATCCAGCGAGCAGCAGCGCAAGGCCTACACCATGGCGAAAAGCTACGCGCAGAACTTCGGGACCGGCTTTGCGAGCTTCGTGTTCAGTGGCGGCCCGGGCACCGGAAAAAACCATCTTGCTGCGGCGATTGGCAATCATCTGCTGTCCGGTGGCCATACGGTTCTGGTTGTCACCATTCCGGATCTGATGCTACGGGTTCGCGAGTGCTACGACGGCGGCCAGTCGGAAGCCTCTCTGCTGGATGACCTCTGCAAAGTTGATCTGTTGGTGCTGGACGAGGTCGGCATTCAGCGCGGGAGCAGCGGCGAGAAGGTCATTCTGAATCAGGTCATCGACCGTCGTTTGTCGTCAATGCGGCCGGTCGGTGTCCTGACAAACCTGAACCATGCAGGGCTACAGGACTCTCTGGGAGCGCGGATTATCGATCGCCTCCAGATGGATAGCGGCATCTGGGTGAACTTCGATTGGGCCAGCTATCGCAAGAACGTATCGCATCTGAGGGCCGTGAAATGAGCATCGTAAAAACCCACACCGGCATCGTTATCACCAAAGACGGCCCGCAGCGCAAGAAGCTGCACGAAACCAAAAGCATGTGGTGCGCAGGGAAAAACGAGATGTATCACAAGGACACCGGGCGTCGCCACTTTGGTGAAAAAACACGCCGCCGCCTGCTGCTGGAAACGATCGAGAAAATCGGGAGCGAGTCATGAGCGAAATCACTGTGAAACAGACTAAAAAGGCGATCGCAATTATCGCTGAGTACCTCCAGCGCGCCAGCCGGAACGAGCAGCTGCAGGAAGCCAAGGTTCGACTGGACAAGAAAATCGTTCTGCTTTCCGACGAAGAGCAATGCGATCAGAGCATGCTGATGGCTGCGTTTGTACCAGCCATGACCAGCCACACCCGGGAGAAGTTCTTCGAAGAAATCGCAGTAGCACTGGAAGGAGCCGCGCGATGACCAAGCCGCGCTATCTCAAAGCGGGTACCGCGAACTGCCCCAAGTGCAAAGGCTCGCTGGAATGGGAGCAGCACTTCGGATTCATGAAGGTCTACAACGTTGACGGAAAAGAGCTGTATCAGGGTCGCTGCATGCAGTGTAAGACGTACTGGGGAGTGAAAACGAAATGAGCAACGATATCACAGCACTGATGGCGACCATGAAAGCGGCAGCAGAGAGAGCAAAGCATGCTGGCGCGGCACAAATTATGCCGTTCGATACGCGAATTTCCGCTCTCAATGAGTTTCAGTTGGCTGCGTGTCCAGCCAACGTCCTGGCGCTGGTAGAGGCGCTGGAGAAGGCGCAACAGTCGGCAAATATTAACAATCAGTGGAAACCTGATGTTTGCCCGATTACCCGTCGTAAATTCTTTATGTGGATTGAGCATCCAGACCTTGGTTATGTCCCTACATACGGCGGCCCGTTTGATAGCTACACCATTCCCTCCGGGGATAGTGATGGAGAGTTTTCCTGCGAACGTTACGACCATGATGTCGGTGGGTGGGTAGACGGTGAATGCGTAGGGTCTTACCTGATTGACGAAGACGAGCAATGCCGCGTTTACGAATTAGAACAGAGAGTTACCGAACTACGCGAGCAACTGAGAACTGTCGAGTTGTCGAATAGCGTGCTTGAGTCCCGCACCGTCACCGTGAAGCTGCCGAATTCGTTCTATCCGGACGGAGATATTGAATTGCCGTTAGTGATGAACGAGTACCAAGTCATCGAGGCTCTTGTTGCTGCTGGCTGTAAGCCGGTTGCAGTTTGCCCACGCTGCAAACGTGAGCTCGATTTATCGGTCAAGCATGATGGTGCGCATTACTGCCATCGCGCCGCTGGCATCCAGGTTATCGAAGGAGAGCAAAAGAATGGCTAAATCAACAGACGTACATGACCTGTTAACTGCTTACCAGCAACAGGCTCGAAAAATACCAGCGAAGGGTGTTTACGCTTCAAGACACCGCCAGGTTGAGGTTAATGCGGCTCACGTTCGCAAGATAATGCGCAAACGTCGGCGCTCAGCAGGCAAGTCAAATAAGCTCGGCTATCGATTTACTGCGGAAATGCGAGTCGCACTGATTTGCGATATGAACTTTTGGGCGCTGGTATGTCGCTCTAACCGCCAGAACTCCAATTTGACTAATGGAATCGTCGTCGCTGCGGGAATTCCGGTTATCGAAGGAGAAGGACAATGAGCATGTCGAATGTAACTAAAATGACGTGCGTTCACTCGGAGAACCCTGAGTGGTTCACTGCTGGCGCTGAATATGACTCTGAGCCTAGAGGGGAAGATACCTGCATCTGCGGAGATAATCTCGTGTCCAACCTGAACCCAGAGGATTGGTATGAAATGAGTCAACGGGCGGATGGTTTATGGTTTCTTACTGGCTATCAGCAGTCAGTGTTATTTCAGGAGCGTGCAGCATGACATTCAACTTAACAGACCCAGCTAACCACCCGGCAAACGGACCGCTAACCGTTGAGCGCATTGAGCGCGTTATCGAAGCGCTTGAGAGTTCTCTCGCTTATCGCAACGGCAGCACCTTGGACCATTTCATTGCTGATGCGGTGAAGGGGCTGAGAGAGCTGCGGGAGAGCCGGGAGGATGAGATGGTATTCCCTGATGAGATGACTATTTCTGACGACATGAATCTCTATCAGAAAAGCTTTGCACAAGGCCATAACGCCTGCCGAGCAGCCATGCTTCAGGGCGCCGAACAGGAAACGACGGCTTACAAGTTGCCATTCGAGCAGTGGCTTTCGCAGCAGACAGGAACTATTGACGTCGAATGTGGATGCGTAATGACGGAGGTATTTTTCCACTGGCTGCGCGTTGCGTATGAGGCTGGCAACTCTCCGGTAACTCCGGATGGTTGGCAATTAGTTCCGAAAGAACCTACAGTAGCGATGAATAAAGCTGGCTGGGCTGCAATTAACGAACATGATGAAATTAACCCGACGTATAGAGCCATGCTCGCAGCAGCACCGCAGCAGGACGTGAGGTTAGCATTGGAAATCGGCATGTCCCGTTACGCAGGTGCTATGCAAAAGCTCGTAGACTCTGGTGATTGATATAACCTGCCATACAAGCGATATGTGAATTCCCATATCGACAATATAACCCGCTACGGCGGGTTTTCTTTTTCGCTTCATCGATCCCTGCTACGATTCACTTACTTTTACTGATGGGAATAGGGATATGAAGAAAGTTCTTGTTGTTTTATTGGTGTCACTTTTTTCACTGACAGCAACGGCAGCAAACAAGCCATGCTCAGGTAAGAAAGGCGGAATATCGCATTGTTCGGGTGAAAAATTTGTTTGTAATGATGGCTCTATCAGCAAGTCCAAGAAGGTTTGCCAGAAATAGTTATCAATAAATAGCACTCACCATCAAGATTAAACCCGCTACGGCGGGTTTTTTCTTGCATTGATTTTCCATTATCACCTGTACATAATGTCAGTGTCAGCCTGAACAACTGACAGCCTTATGCGCCACGGAGAGTACCATGGCGCACGAACTACAACTCATTAAGCAATCATCAGGAATCCTGATCCCCGCTACGCCGGAGACCAGCGATATTCTGCAATCAAAAATCAAACTCGGCGCCGTGCTGGTAGCCGAATTTCGTCAGGTGAGGAATCCCGCATTCCATCGCCGTTTCTTTGCGCTCCTGAATCTCGGGTTTGAATACTGGGAACCTACTGGCGGGGCGATCTCCTCCAACGAACGCAAGCTGGTAACCGGGTACGCTAAATTCCTTGCCTCATTCGCGGGAAGCGAAGCAGCACTCCTGGATGCTGCCGAGCAATATCTGGACCGCATCGCCGATAAGCGCGCCGGTAGCATCAGCATCTGCAAATCCTATGATGCTTATCGCGCCTGGGTGATCGTCGAGTCTGGTCACTATGACGCTATTCAGCTTCCTGACGGAACACTTCGCAAACATCCCCGCAGTATTGCCTTCGCTAACATGGACGAAACCGAGTTCCAGCAACTGTACAAAGCCGCGCTCGATGTTCTGTGGCGCTGGGTATTGTCCCGGGCATTCAAGACTCAGCGAGAAGCGGAAAACGCCGCATCGCAGCTCATGAGCTTTGCGGGGTGATGGCGATGAAATATTCCTGGTTCCACCATCACGAATGCACAACCGAACAGGCAAACGAGCTGGTGGCTAACTACCAGCGCCGCGGCGTCAAAGTCGAGCGCAGCCTGAACCGTGACAACATCACCTGGACTATCAGCGCGCAGTTGCCGGAAGGCGATAAAGCGCCGCGCCCGAGCCGTGTGTGGCAAAGCAAGGCGTGGGGGTGAGCATGGCAAAGCTACCGCGCCGCAAGTGCGCCAACAAAGAATGCCGCCAGTGGTTCCACCCGACGCGGGACACACAGACCGTATGCGGTTACGAGTGCGCCAGAGCCGTCGGCAAAGAACAGACCAGAAAAGCCCGGGAGGATGCGCAGCGAGAGGCGTCTGCCAAACAGCGCGCCACTGAGAAAAAAGAGCGCCAACGTCGCCAGAGGGTGCGCGAGTCATTGAAGACTAAATCCCAGTGGGATAAAGAGGCCCAGTCCGCTTTCAATCGGTACATCAGGATTCGTGATGAGGGGAAAGACTGCGTCAGCTGCGGCAATCCACTCATTGGCAAAAGCAACTATCTGACGGGTAGCGCCATCGATGCCAGTCACTACCGTTCCCGCGGTGCTGCGTCACATCTCAAATTCAACGTGTTTAACGTTCACTCAGCCTGTACACGGTGCAACCGGCAATTAAGCGGAAATGCTGTCGAGTACCGCATTCGCCTGATTGAACGCATTGGCCTGGAACGGGTCGAGAGGCTCGAATCTGACAACGAGCCTCGCCGGTTCGACATCCACTACCTGAAGAGAATCAAGTCAATTTTTTCCCGTAGAGCGAATGCGCTGAGCAAGCGCCGTCAAAAAGCCCAGGAGAGTGCTGCATGAAATGCAAAGTTGAAGGTTGCGATCGTGAATGCAAGCACTACCCGGGGAAGGGCATCTGTCAAATGCATTACTTCAGGATGATGCGCTACGGAACCTACGAACTTACAAAAGTTGGAAAGGGAAAGGCCAGGCAGAGGAATGCTAAGGGTTACCAGATGCTCAAGATTCCAGATCATCCGTTGGTAATGGCAAATGGGTTCGTTTATGAGCATCGGAAGGTTATCTATGACCGACATGGCGAGACACTACCTCCGTGTGAGAAATGCGGAAAGACTGTCACATGGAAGACAGCGCATATCGATCACATTGATGAGGTTGTTGACAACAATGACGAGTCAAATCTGAGGGTTCTTTGCCGTGCATGCAACGTCATGCGGTCTCGAGTCCACATTCCAGAACATACCAAAAAAGGGAGAGCCGGGATTACGTTCTCCGGAGAAACAAAAACAGCTACCGAATGGTCAAGGGACCCTAGGGTTTCTGTCTCCGGAAATACAATCAAACTTCGGCTGAAAAAGGGAATGAGTGTCGAAGATGCATTGTTTTCGTCAAAGGTGACCCATAGGCATACGAAGGCGCGGGGTAGAACGCCCATATATGGCGAATATCTGGGGCCGAAAAAGCAGGAGGCAGCATGAGTCATCACAACACACTGGCGTTAATCAACTGGTATCGCAGCAAGAACGTAGCCGCTGTCAGGACTCCTACAGGGATTGTTTTCATGGGCATGCGAAACATCACCGCTAAACAGCGTGAAACCCTCCTTGCAATACCGCAGGCGGAACTTGAATCAGCACTAAGGTGGCAGCAATGACACCACAGCAAAGAGAGCTGTACGAGCTAGAAAGCGTCATGCGCGCCAAGATGCCGCCAGTAGCAAAACATAGCCAGAACCAGACCAAAGACAAACAGCCAAAGAGGGCCGCAGCGTGAATCTTGAAAACACCGTGAAATACCACTTCGCAAAATCCACGCTGATTAGCGATTCCCCGCGCGCTACCGCCTCAGATTCACTGACCGGCACCGATATCATGGCTGCTATGGGCATGACACAGGAGCGCGCCGCTATGGGTTACAGCGCTTTCCTTGGGAAGATGGGCATTAGCCAGAACGACCGGGAACGGGCGATCTCGCTGCTGGCCGAGTATGCGCTGACCAAATGCGACAAGGTCGCCGCGCTGCGCAAGCTCGCCACCGGGGTTAAGCCGTTGGTCATGCACCAGCTTGCCACCTTCGCTTTTGAGGACTATTCCCGCAGCGCCGCCAGCGTGAAGCAGTGCGATTGTTGCTCTGGCGTTGGATTCATTCAGGCTGATGTATTCACTAATAAATTCCGCAAGCCAGAAGGCAAAATGACAGTGTCCGGAATGGTGAAGGTCAAAGAGTCTGTGAAGGTGCTCTGCAAAAAGTGCAATGGTGCCGGAACCGTTAGCGCGGCATGCAGTGATTGCCACGGGCGAGGAAAGGCTGTAAACCAAGACCTGACGGAAAAGCAGGGCATTCCTGTCCTGGCGGATTGTAAGCGCTGCGGCGGTCGCGGATATGAACGTATCCCATCAACTGAGGCCCACGCAGCTGTTTGCCAAATTACGGATGCCATCAGCCTGGATACGTGGAAGAAGTCTGTTAAGCCGTTCTACGATCAACTGATCACGAAATTTGATATCGAAGAAGCCTGGGCTGAAGCGCAACTGAAACAGATAACGCGATAAGGATTGTGGAAATTAATTCGCGCTATTTACTTTTCCCGAATCTGTGTTAATTTTATCCCAACGATGGGTTAATGCATTCGTTTCAAGCCCTGCGGTTAACACCGTGGGGCTTTTGCGTTTCTGAAGGGTAAGAAAATGCATCAGTAAACGGATAGACCGCAGCCGAAAGGCAAAGCAGCAGTCATGATGCTGCCCCGAGTCGCCATTGAGCGAGCCTGTGTAGCGATGGGTAAGGGTTCATAGATCAAAACTAGCTCCGGTAGAGCAGCGCGAAAGCCAGACGCGCACCGGTTATCAGCGGCGATAGAGCGACAGCACCTCAAGGGCATGAGCGTGGCCACTACGTCAGTGTGGTTTGATATAATTATTGGTATGCCGTAGTCTAAAAGTTAATAGCGATTTATATGAGTAACTAGGATGCTATTCTTTTTTGAAAGCACATGGCCTATTTTATCAGTCCTTGTCTTAGCTTTAGCTATGATTGCTTACGGGTTGCAACGAAAAATGATAATGATAATTCTAATTTTCATCGCAGTTGTGATTCTGATTGCAGGCGCACTATTTTTTAATATCGATTAGCAACACCGCTGCATCAACATCATCCATAACATATCAGGCCTGCTCCTCTGAGTGGGCCTTTTTTATTTCAGGCTCCGGGAAAACTCCCCGACGTATGTTGTTGTTAAATCAGCCCGAGAGCCTGAACCCCTTTAAAACACACAGCACCATCCGAAATATCCGGAGGTGAGGCTATGACCAGAATGAGCACAATTTACAGCAGACTTTCATATGGGACGGGAACCGCGTTGACTGGCTGCGGTGTCTCTGCAAAGGCCCATGCCGAAATAACTAAAGAGGTATCGTGGATGCTTGCCGACAAAGTAGCCGGACTCGGTTTAAGTGACTGGGCAATTATTGTCGGTATCGCATGCACCGTTATCACCTGCGGCGTGAACTGGTATTTCCGCTGGAAAGAACGGGAGGACCGACGTAATGGCTATGCCACCAAAGCTGAGGAATAGTGTTATTACGGCTGTACCTCTTGGCGCTATCGCTATTGCTTCCGCGCTTATCACTGGCCCAACTGGTAACGATGGACTGGAAGGGGTTCGCTACAATCCCTATCAGGATATTGTCGGGGTCTGGACGGTATGCTGGGGCCATACAGGCAAAGACATTATCCTCGGCAAGACTTACACCAAAGCAGAGTGTCAGGTGCTACTGGATAAAGACCTGAACGCCGTCGCGCGCCAGATTAACCCGTATATTAACGTTCCTATCCCAGAAACCACGCGCGGTGCGCTTTACTCGTTCGTTTACAACGTCGGCGCTGGAAATTTCAAAACCTCCACACTGCTACGTAAAATCAACCAGGGCGATACCAAAGGCGCATGTGATCAACTGCGTCGCTGGATTTACGCCGGGAAGAAAAAATGGGTGGGGTTGATGACCCGCCGCGAGATTGAACGAGAAGTTTGCCAGTGGGGTGAGAAGCCCCAAAAGCTTAGTGATGGGCTTGGGCCACTAACCCCAGGAACACCAGCAACGGTTCCGGGAGTATTCTGATGAAACCCAACAAAATTGCGATAGCCGCGATTCTACTTGTGGTCGTCGTAATCATCATCGCGGTGCTCTGTGTGATGCTGGCGCGCAGCAATGCGGCACTGGCCACGTCCGAGAGTGACAACCGGGTGCTGCGCAGCGACAACGCACTACAGGCGACGGTGATAACTACCCAGGCGTTCAACTTCAACCGTTTTAACCAGGTAGCAGAAAACGCCAGCCGACTCAACTCGCTGATTGATGCTGGTACCGAAAAGACCGTCATCGAATACCGGGAGATTCTCCGACGTGAAAAAACCTGTGATCTGCCTGTTCCTGCTGATATCGCTGGCGGGTTGCTCGAATACGCGCACCGTTTACGTACCAGCGCCATGCACACCGATACCAACAGACCTGACTCAGCCGATGATCGTGCCGCTGCCGCCAGCCCAATGACGTATTGCCAAGCTGTTTTGTGGATTAAGCCGCTGCTGGGAGTGATTGAGAAGGGCAATAATAATTTCGCGGGTATACGTCAAATCGAGCAGGATAGAAAATGAATCGTAACTCTATTTGCAGATAAATCACGGAATAAATTTATATGTGAATAGCATGAACTGCGAAGTAGAGCGGAAAAGAAGTTATCAGCATAAATGATAAGTATGCACTGCGATGACTAAGGTTGATCGCAGTGCAACCAAATCAGCGATTGGAAGGATGAACTCGAGCGTTTAGAATTGCGCAAAAGCCATCATATGGGATTCCTACGTCATGAATAAAATCTTTTCTGATTGGTAAGAACTCATTAAGCATACGCTGATAAATTGCTATGCGTGGGGAATGAGAGTTTTTTACAATGTTTTGAGTACTAAAACGGTCAAGTAATTTGAACATTCTTGTAATACTTGCGTACTCACTTTCATTGTTCCAGTCGAATCCACTGAAAATCACATCGTGCTTGTAATTGAAATTGCTAACATCTTTTAGTAATTTTTCTTTTTGAATGTCAGTCAAATTTTCGTATGTATATTGTAATAAGCCGAACATATCTAGGACATCACATACGAAAGTAACTTCAGGTGGGGTTGGTGCACCCGTTGACAAATCTTGATAAGCCCACTCGATGGCCCAGTAGTTTCCAGTATCGATTGCTGTTCGAATTATTTCAGGGTTATAGCTGTTCTCAATACCTAACTTTTCATAAATATCGCACATCATAAGGATTGTAACTTTTCTGCTTGTGAGTAGCTCATATTAGTTTCCTTTTAAGGGCTGAATCGAAGAAAAGATATTGGGTTTTTTTCTCGATAATCAATGAAAATCACCATATTTATTGTCATTACCATGGGCAGACCATCGTAGTGGCATTAGTTAGGGAGACTGTTATGGCGACGCTTAAAGACCTTTCCAGTCAGTTAAGGCAGTTGCAGAAGCAGATACCGTTTGCGACTGCCCAGGCGATGACTAAAGTTGTTCGCCAGATTGAGTCAGCCCAAAGAACAGCATTTGAGCGGCATCTGGATAATCCAACACCTTTTACAGTTAAATCGGTAGGGTCGGTTGGTGCCAGAAAAAACAACCTTCGTGCAAAGGTGTTTGTTCGTGATACTGCTGCTGGTTACCTTGAACCCTTCGAGTTCGGCGGAGAGCACAAGCTTAATGGTAGTGCTTTGCTTAACCCGAAAGACATAAAGCTCAATAAATACGGCAATCTACCGCGTAATAAGCTCTCTCAGCTTAAAGCAAAGCCAAACGTATTTATTGGTGACGTTGGCGGCGTGAATGCCGTGTGGCAGCGAAAAAAGCCCAAAACCAAAAAAGCGAAGAAGCGGGCAAAGCGTTCTCCGAACGGCACGCGCAGGGATAAGATTAAGCAACCTGCACCAAAATTGCTCATTCGGTTTGGTGACGCTCTTCCGGTTAAACCAACGCTCGGCTATATGGACAGAGCAAACACCATGGCCAACGCATTATTACCCTCAGCGCTGCACCAGGCGATTGCTGAGGCGATTAGCTCGGCCAGATAGCCCCCCAGGGGTTTTGGGTCCTTCCTGAGCCTTTTGTAAGGCACGGGCATTGCGCGCCGCGGTGTTTTCCTAGCTACAACTTTCAGATTTGTGTCCCATGTCCCACCTCTGGCGATCATTACGGACACCTCGCCAGCTCTGGCTATTCCAGTTTATTCCAGTGGGACATTCTGGTGGGACATGGCAAAAATGTCCCAGGCGAATGTCCCACCCCAGAAAATGTCCCAGGTGATGTCCCATGACAACGATGAACCAGAGTCAGTACGCACAACATTCAGGTGTGGATCGCAAAACAATTGGCCGGTGGATTAAAGCTGGGCGCTTCATTGTGATGGACGGAGACCTGATTGACGTAGAGGCCAGCGATGCGGCATTGAAGAAAAACCGCGATGGCAAAGACCCGCGCGCCTCGAACGCGAAGAAAAAGAAAACTCCCGTCGTCAGCGATAACGATGATGACGGTGATGAAATCAATAAAACTGTCCGCCAGATAATGCTCACTGAAGGGGAAGATCTTTCGAGAGAGGAAGCGGGACGTATCCGCGAGAATTACATGGCCCTGCAGGCAAAGCTGCAGTATGAAAAAGACAGCGGCCAGCTTATTGAGCTGACAGCAGCCGAGGAGGTTTTATTCAACGCCTTTCGCCAACAGCGTGATGCCTGGCTTAACTGGCCGTCCAGGGTGGCGCCGCTAATGGCTGCTGATCTGGATGTACCGGCGGACAGGATGACAGAGGTGCTGATTGAACATGTCCACAAACACATCTCAGTCCTCGGAGAGCCAGAGTTTAACCCGGCAGAAGATTGAGCGTCTTGAATTAAGCGTCCGCAAAGGCTGGACACCCCCGCCGCGTATCAGTGTGCCGCAGTGGGCAGATGACTATCGTAAGCTGGCAAAAGAGGCTGGGAGCACTTCGGGAAACTGGGAAACATCGACGGTAGAAATTGCCCGCGGACCGATGCTTGCCGCGACGGAGTCCGGGGTTCATATCATCACTGTAATGTGCTGCACCCAGTTGATGAAGACAGCACTGCTGGAAAACCTTTTTGGCTATTTTGCCCACCTCGATCCTTGTCCGATACTGCTGCTGCAGCCGAAAGAAGAAGCCGCTGAACAGTTTTCGAAAGAGCGTATTAGCCCGCTGGTAAGGGTGACGCCGGTACTGCGTAAAATCATCGGTGATTCGAAACAGAAAAGCTCGAAAGAAACCATTCTTTACAAGGCATTCACTGGCGGATTTCTGGCGCTGGCGGGTGCTGGTAGCCCTGATAACCTTGCGCGTCGTCCGATTCGTGTCCTGCTGGCGGATGAAGTGGACAAGTACCCGATAACCCGCGAAGGCGATCCTATTGCGCTGGCCGAAGAGCGTACAGCGACATTTGGCCTGACCTGGCTGTCTGTGCGCGCCTGTTCGCCGACGGTGGAGGATGAGAGCCGCATTGCTGACAGCTACGCCGACTCCGATCAGCGCCGGGCATCTGTAGTTTGCCCGCACTGTGGCCACCGCCAGTTCCCCGACTTTTTCAAACACGTTCAGTGGCCGAAAGAGGGGGATAAACACCTGACTAAATCGGCGATGCTCTATTGCGAATGCTGTGGTAGTGGCTGGTCCGAAGGACAGCGCCTCAGAGCTCTGCACACTATCCGATGGCATCAGACGCGCCCATTTGAGTGCTGCGGGGAGCGGCATTCACCGCTGATGGATTATGACCTTGCCTGGCGGGCGGCAGACGAGGGCAGCGTTGAAAAGGTCTGGCAATGGTCAGAGTCGGAGCGGCATGCGGTCTATCGGGCAATCTGCCCCTCCTGTGGAAAGGAGGCAGTCGATAACCACCACGCGGGGTACCAGGCATCCAAGCTTTTCAGCCCCTGGCAAAAAGATAAGCCGTCGGATATTGCGAAAAAATATATCGATGCGAAGGGCGATCCGGATAAGGAACAGGCGTGGTGGAATACCCAGATGGGGCTTCCGCACCGGCCTAACCATGGGAAACAGCTCCCTGTTGATGTTCTGCTGGCGCGCCGGGAAATATTTCCGGCCGTCGTTCCGGACGGAGTGGCATTGTTAACGGCTGGAGTTGATACCCAGGACGATCGCTTCGAAATTACGATCACCGGCTGGGGGAGAGATGAAGAATCGTGGTCGGTCGCGCATGACGTTATTTATGGTGACCTTGAGACGGAAGAACCCTGGAAGCGACTGGATGCATACCTGAAACAGATCTGGCGACGTGGTGACGGGCGCGGCCTGAATATCATGGCAACGTGCATGGACTCCGGCGGCCACCATACGCAGAAGGTATACGAATTCGCCAAAGAGCGCCTTGGCCGTCGTGTCTGGGCAATTAAGGGGGAGTCTGCGCAGGGGGGCAAACGCAATCCTGTCTGGCCGACCAAACGACCATCATCGAAAAGCAAAGCCAGTTTCCGCCCTGTCATTCTGGGTGTTAACTCAGCAAAAGACGTGATACGCGGTCGCCTGCATCTTGAGCCACCCAAACCTGGTGCCGCCGCTGCGGGTTATATGCATTTCCCTGATGATCGCGATCTCGGGTACTTCAATCAGCTGCTGGCGGAGCGACTGGTTTACAAAGTCATTTCCGGGCAGAGGTACAGTATCTGGGAAGCAATACCAGGACGTGCTAACGAGGCGCTTGACTGCCTCGTTTACAGCTATGCCGCGCTGTGCGGTCTCAAACATATGGGGTTAAAACTCAACGTCCGGGCCGCCAACCTCGAAGCCGATCCGGATAAGTTCCTGCCAGCGCCAGTTGGACAGGAAGAAAAAATCAATTACGAGCTGCCGGGTGCGGTTATTGAAGAACCAACGCCGGTCAAACGTAAGCGAATATCGCAACTCCTGCCGAAATAAGGAAAATCATGTTCAACCGGAACACCAGCCTGCTTGCTGGCGCAATGACTGACGATCAGCTCAGAGATGCACTTGCGAAAGCTCAGCAGGCGTACATTGATTTAGCAACCGGGAGCCACGGTGTTTCGTTTTCCTATACGCAGGGAGACGGGACACGATCAGTGTCCTATCAGCAAAGCACCCTGGCTGATCTGCTGGCCCTGATTCAACTTCTGCAGGCGCAACTGGGGATTATCTCTCGTCCCCGGAAACCAGCGAGGTTTAGATTCTGATGAATAAAGTACAGATACTGGGCTCTGATGGGCAGCCGTTGCGACAGCAGCGTCCCTCTATGCTGGTGGGGGGGAGCCGCGTACCTTATGACGCAGCTGACTCTTTCAGCGATCAACTGGCGAACTGGCAACCCGCGCTGTGGTCCCCGGACAATGAAATTAACATTTACCGGGATCGCATCGTGTCCCGCGCACGCGATCTGGTCCGTAATGACGGCTGGGCAAACGGTGCGGTCACACGTCTGCTGGATAATGCGGTTGGTGCCAACTTCCGCCCCATCATGAAACCCGATTACCGTGTTCTCAGAATGATCACCGGAAACAAGGCGTTTGATGCGTCCTGGGCGGAAGAGTACGGAAAAGCACTGGACGGGCACTGGCGGACCTGGAGTAACGATCCTGGCCGGTATTGTGATGTTGAACGAAAACTCACCGTGTCGCAGATGTTACGCCTGGGATTTCGTCATAAGCTTATTGACGGGGATGCTCTGGCCATTCTCCAGTACAGAACTGACAGGCTTGGTCCCGGAAGAGGGCGTTACGCCACCACGGTACAGATTGTCGATCCTGACCGCCTCAGTAATCCTCAGCAGAATTTCGATATGCCAAATGTCCGTGGTGGCGTTGAAATTGATGCGGACGGTGCGCCGGTTGCTTACCACATCAGGGAGGCCCATATCGGTGACTGGTGGAGCGGGGCTAAAACCATGACGTGGCAGCGTATCCCGCGTGAAACTGACTGGGGCCGCCCGCATGTGGTTCACGATTTTGATCATGAGCGTGGCGCGCAGCACCGCGGTAACGGCATCCTGACTCCGGTTATTCAGCGTCTGAAAATGCTGGTGAAGTATGACCAGAGTGAGCTTGAGGCAGCAATTCTTAATGCCATCTTTGCCGCTTACATTGAGTCACCCTATGACCCTGCGATGGTTCAGTCTGCCCTGGGCGAGACCTATGACGAGTCGGAGTTAGGCACTTATCAGGACGGGCGTGTTGAGTTCCATAACGATCGGCGTCTGACACTTCAGAATGGTGCCCGAATGCCCATTCTTTATCCTGGTGAGAAAATCACGACGGTTAACGCGGCGCGGCCCTACAGCAATTTTGAAGTCTTCGAATCTGCTGTTCTCCGTAATTTTTCTTCAGGAACAGGGTTGTCCCCACAGCAGGTCACTCAGGACTGGTCTGACGTTAACTACAGTTCTGCACGCTCCTCGTTGCTGGAGGCATGGAAAACACTGACTCGCCGCCGGGACGATTTTTCTACCGGCTTCGCTCAGCCCATTCTCACCGCCTTTGTTGAAGAAGTTCACGACAATGAGGATTTACCCCTGCCCGCAGGCGCACCTGATTTTGTTGACGCCAGAGCCGCGTATTCTCGCGCGCGCTGGATGGGGCCAGGGCGCGGCTGGGTGGATCCGGTTGCAGAGAAAAAAGGCGCCATTCTTGGTCTGGATGCCGGACTTTCCACCCTCGAGATTGAGGTGGGTGAAAACGTCGGTGAAGACTGGGAAGAAGTGCTTGATCAGCGCCAGAGAGAAATTGAGTCATGTCTTAAACGCGGATTACCGCTTCCGAGCTGGGCACAGGCTGACCAGTTTGCGAGCCAGACCATTACCGATCCGGAGGAAAAGTGAATCTACCCCATCTGGCCCAGCGATTATTTAACACCCCGCTGGCGCTGCACCCGAGTAAAGCCGAAGTCATCATGGCATCCGTAATGGACCGATTTGGTATCAGTAAAATCGAATCTTCTCTTGCCATGGAGGATGACTGGTACGGATATGACGATAACCGGGGACGTGAATCCCGTAGTGATCCGGGTTATGACAATGTGCTGGGTGTCGCCGTCATCCCGATATGCGGAACGCTGGTGCAAAAACTGGGCAGTCTGCGTCCGTACAGTGGAATGACAGGGTATGACGGCATTCGTCAGGCGTTTCTTACTGCGATGGAAGATCCCGACATTTCGGGCATTTGCCTGGATATCGACTCACCCGGCGGCGAGGTCGCTGGATGCTTCGATCTGGTTGATGTCATTTACGGCTCCCGGGGGAAAAAGCCTATCCATGCCATTCTGACGGAAAGCGCTTATTCCGCTGCGTATGCCATTGCCAGTGCAGCGGACCGGATTTCTGTTCCGCGCACCGGCGGAGTGGGTTCTGTGGGTGTGATCACCATGCACCTTGACTGGACGCAGCGGATTAAAGATGACGGTCTTAAAGTTACGATCATCACCTATGGATCCCGCAAGGCTGAAGGTTCGCCGCTGAGAGAGTTGTCAGATGAAGCGCTGGCCGCCATCCAGCAGGACATTAACACCATGGGCGAATTGTTTGTGAACACTGTTGCCAGAAACCGGGGGATTAGCGCAAAGGTTATAAAAAGTACCCAGGCCGCCTGTTTTATGGCTGCTGATGGCGTTGAAATTGGACTGGCTGATGAGGTGTGTCCTCCTGACGCTGCGTTCAAAAACTTACTTGAAAAAACAGGAGCCTGAAATGGCAAAGAAAAAGACGTTTAGTTTTGCTCACCTCATTGGTCTTGGCCCTTCCGCTTCTGAGGAAGAAGAGGATAAAAAAGCCAAAAAAGCGAAAGCCCGTCGCGCGGAAGAGGATGAGCGCGAAGATGATGCCGATGATGATGAGCGCGACGACGACGCGGAAGAAGACGAACGCGACGATGATGCTGAAGATGACTGCGATGATCCGGATGCGTCAGAAGATGATGATTCTGAAGACGACGGCGACGACGATCGCAAAGAGAGTAAGGCGGTAAAAAATGCACGCGCTGCTGAGCGTAAACGCTGCGCCCGTATTTTCGGCAGTAAGCATGCAGCTGCGAATCCTTCACTGGCCGCGTCACTGGCTTTCAATACCGGGATGAGTTCTGCGGCAGCAATTAATGTCCTAGCCTCTTCGGCTCCGGCCGCAGCCGCATCTCAGCCATCCCGTAAACGCTCTCTCGATCAGCGTATGCAGGAAAGCCACCAGGTCCGGCTTAATCCGGATAGCGGACAGAAAGAGACCGGAAAGTCTGCGCTGGTAAGTAAAATGACCGGCCTCTACAACTCCACAAGAGGAGAGAAATAATGGATCAGTTTGGTCAGAATGCGTTTGCGCCTGGCATGAAGAGCGCGCTGTTTGTTCCGGATCAGCTTGTCGCTGGCACGCTCCAGCTGGTGACTGACACCGGGATCATTACGGGCGGTGCCTTTAAGCGTGGTACTGTCCTGGGCCTGGTGGCTGCCAGCGGGAAATACACGCAATGTGTGAAAACGGCTGAAGATGGCAGTCAGTTACCCGTTGCTATTCTGGTTGATGATGTTGATGCATCGTCTTTCGATCAGAACGGCGGCCTGTATCTGATGGGGGAATTCAACCAGCACCGAATTATTTTTGATAACTCCTGGACGACCGCTGACCTGAAAAAAGCGCTCCGACCGCTGGCTATCTTCCTGAAAGACAGTGACCAGGCACCTGTAACCACCTCCTGATTTCCCCCACGGCTCTCCTGACGAATGCTTTAACCGGCAGGGGCTGGCTCGTTTAAATTTTTTGCCAGCTGCGGCTGGCACTATCAAGAGACTGAATATGGAAAATATTTTTGATACCAGCGTGCTGGTGCAGGTTGTTCCTAACCTGAAAACCAGTCAGAACTGGCTGCTCGATCGCTTCTTCCCGAATGTCGTAACTTACGAGACTGAAGAAGTGGCGATTGATGTTGATGTCGGCCTGCGTCGTATGGCGCCGTTCGTCTCCCCGCTGGTGGAAGGTAAGCTGGTCGAATCCCGTAAATACCAGACCAATACCTTCAAACCGGCATACATCAAAGATAAGCGCGCGCCGGACCTGCGCAAACCTATCCGCCGCCAGATTGGTGAGCGTATTGGCGGGGAATATACCGCTGCCGAGCGCGAAATGCTGAACCTTCAGTTTGAAATGACTGACCAGATTGACATGATCAACCGTCGTCTGGAATGGATGGCGGCGAGTGCGCTGGTGTCTGGGACCGTAACCGTCGCCGGGGAGGGCTATGAAACTCAGGTGGTGGATTTCGGGCGTGCTTCGGATCTGACCATCACTCTTAGCGGCTCGGATAAATGGCCACTGACCGTTGCAGCTGGCGCTACCAATACCCAGCCATCAGATGACATTGAAATCTGGCAGACTACTTTCCTGAAAGAGTCCGGCTCTGTCGCCACGGATCTGGTCTTTACGAATAAGTCATGGCGTGCATTCCGACTGGATACCACCATCAAGGATAACGCCATTACATTCCCGGCGCTGAGCCCGTTTGGTAACCAGATTAACGCCGGCCCACAGGTAATGAAGGGCGCAATTTATAAAGGGCGCTGGGGTAACTTTGACCTCTGGTTATATAACGACTGGTTTATTGACCCGCTGGATAACGTCGAGAAGCCTATGATCCCCGATGGCGCTGTCATTATGAGTGGTGCCGATCTGATGGGTACCCGCGCCTTTGGCGTTATCCTGGACCCGGCTTTCAACTACGGTCCGCTGGCTTATGCGCCAAAATCCTGGGTGAAAGAAGATCCAGCCCAGCGTCTTATCCTGATGCAATCCTCCCCGCTGGTTATTCCGAGCCGGGTAAATGCATCCCTCTGCGCAACGGTGGTCTGATATGGCAAAACAACCTAATACCGGGCTGGCTGATGATCTGAATGCAGAAGGATCTGCCAAAGACGGCCTGAGCGTTGACGACCTGAATGCTGGCGATAACACCCAGGAAAAACAGCCTTTGAGCAAAACAGATGATGCCGAATTGTCTGTTGATGACGATGGTGGTGACGAAAAATCCGGAGACACTGAATCGCAGGAGTATGTGGTGTTGAAAGGGAATTGCATTCGTCATGACGGGGAGATGTACCGCGAAAATATGCGCATCCCTGTAACCGGCAAAGATGCTGAGCGTCTTCTGCAGTCCGGCGTTATTGCTGATGTTGATGTGCTTCGTAAGCGAGTTCTTGCTTCTCAGCCATCAGTTTCAGTTACGACAGGGTAATGACATGGGCGTGGACTGGGATTCTCATCTTCTGAGTCCGCTGCATGATGTCTTTGGCGATGAGCACGAGTACCGTCCACGTAACGGTACTCCTTTTACAATTAACGGGATTTTTGACCGTGGTTATGCGCAGGTTGCTGAAAACCTTGATGGCGATTCAGAAATTAACACCTCCAGCCCGATGTTGGGTGTACGCGATGCTGAATTTCGCAAGCTGGGTAAATCGCAACCTGCTGTATCTGACCGGGTATTTATAAAGACGGTCGGTGGTCACATCATCAATCAGTTATTTGTTGTGTCAAACGTCGAACCCGACAGTCATGGCGGATCTCGTCTTGTCCTCAATGTGGTAAAACCGCGATGAATTCAGCAGCGATTCGGCAAATGGTTGTCACTGCACTAACCGGGACAACCAGCGCGGGCGACCGCGTATTCTCTCCACGCGACTGGTCAACTTCACCAGATATGTATCCTGTGTTGTTGGTTCAGACGCCTTTTGAACAGAAAAAATCACAGGGGCGTAATACCCCTGCTTTTACCACCCTCACCACTGTCAGGATCACTGGGCGCGTTCAGGAGTATGACGGCGATACAGTGGATGATGGAGCCATGCGGGCAGAGCTGGCGCTTGAAAGCCTTCGCGAGCAGGTGGAGCGCGCGGTGATCAACAGCTACGAACTGACGCGGAATATTCAGAAATACGCGGAAGTTCGTTCAACCATCAATGTTGATTCAGAAGGAGAGGCCCATATGGGGCAGCTTCTTTTCGAGATCGACATAGAGCATTACCAGGGGCCGGAAGATTTTTATCCTGTCCAGTCGGTTCCCCTTGAGGGCATGGATATTGCGGTCGACATGCCAGACGGCACAGTTAAACCGGGTATCAGCCTCAATCTTCAGGAGTAATCCATGTTTGTTAAGCCGAACAACGGGCTCAGCGTTCGCTGCCCCGTCAAGGGCATCCCATTGCCTAAAGAGGGTGCTGAAGTACCTGACAATATTTTCTGGCGTCGCCGTCTGAGCGATGGGGACGTGATCCTCTCTAAAAAGGATGAGGGCGCGCCAGAGAAACAATCATTACCTAAAAAAGCGGGAGAAAATGAATGACCGTACCTTTCGCTCGTGTTCCCGATAACCTGCGGGTAGGGCTTTTCTTCGTTGAGTTTGATAACTCAATGGCGAATAACGCCACTGCCACGCAGCGCACCCTGCTTATCGGTGGGATGCTCAGTACCGGCTCAACCCTGCCTGGTATTCCGCAGCGAGTTTCCTCTTCGGATACCGTCGGTGAGCTGACAGGAAAAGGGGGAATTCTGCAGGCCATGATGGCGGCGTATCAGAAAAATGATACCGCAGCCGAAGTCTGGATCCTGCCGCTGGAGGAAGACTCCGATTCCATGGTGGCTGCAACCGGCACCATTAAAGTGAGCAGCGCACCGACGGCAACCGGAGTGATCTCCCTTTATATTGCTGGTGAGCGCATTCAGTTGACCGTTGTAGCAACAGATACGGTGGCAGCGATCGCCACCTCTCTGGCCGCGGCGATTAACGCAAAAACCACGCTACCTGTAACCGCCAGTGCGACTACGGATACCGTAACCCTGACCGCGAAGAATCTTGGTGCTACGGGTAATGGGATCGACATTCGCCTGAACTTCCTCGGCTTACCTGGAGGCGAGTCCACACCTGCAGGCCTGGAACTGACGATTACTGCTATGTCTAACGGAGTCGGGGCTCCGGATATTACCGGCGCGCTGGCAAACCTGCAGGATCGGACATTCGATTTCATCATCAACCCTTACGACGATACAACCTCGTTGAATGTGATGAAGGAGTTCCTGTCAGACACTGGCGGTCGCTGGGCATGGGACAAGCAGCTTTATGGCCATTCCTTTGGTACCACCACCGGGACTTACGCCCAGCTCGGTACCAAAGGTGAGCTGCGCAATAACCAGCATGAGACCCTGCTGGGCGTAAATAAATCGCCGTCCCCTTCCTGGGCATGGTCTGCAGCTTACACCGGCGCAGCTGCGGTGAGTCTGCGTAATGACCCCGGCCGCCCGCTACAGTCGCTCGCTGTTCAGGGGGTGCTTGCGCCAGAACTGCAGGATCGCTTTGAGCTGACCGAGCGTAACAATCTGCTGTACAGCGGCATTTCGACATTTACGGTCGATGACGATGGCACGGTGCGCATTGAAAACCTGATCACCACCTACCAGAAAAACAGCTATGGCGATGCAGATGATAGTTATCTGGAAGTGGAGACGCTGTTCAGCCTGATGTTTGTGACCCGCTACCTGCGAACAGCGGTGACCAGCAAGTTTGGCCGTATGAAGCTTGCTGCGGACGGGACCCGATTTGCACCTGGCGCGGCGATCGTCACGCCAAACATTATCAAGGCCGATCAGATTGCCGAGTACCAGACTCTGGTATGGAACGGTTATGCGCAGGATGCGGAGGCATTCGCAAAAAATATCATCGTCGAGCAGAACGCCAAAAATCCGAACCGCGTCGATGTGCTGTGGCCGGGAACCCTCATGAACCAGTTGCGCATTTTCGCGCTGCTCAATCAGTTCCGCACTCGGGCTGAATCAACAGGAGCTTAAACGATGGCAGGTGATACTACTAACCGCCTGGCGGGAACCGCCTATGTCACTGTTAACGGTGTGACGGTAATGGTGGAGGGCTCGTTTAAATACCAGGCTGCCACCGTAAACCGTACCACCCTGACAGGGATGGATGGTGTGCACGGATATAAGGAAAAACCTGTGGCGCCATACATTTCTGCCCGACTGCGTGACAGTGGCGGAACGAATGTGCAGGGCTTTAACCAGCAGACGAACGTCAACGTGATCGCCGAGCTGGCTAACGGGAAAACTATTATTGGCCGTTCACTCTGGACGGTCAACGTCCAGGAAGTGGAAAGCGAAGATGCAGTATTTGATGTTCGCTGGGAAGGCCGCGACGTAACGGAGAACTAAGATGGCTGAGATTGAACGCGTCAAAATTATTCCCTTAACCGTAGCGCTGGATGATGCCGCGGAGAAGACCACCTATACGCAACTGGAGCTGAAAGCGCCAACGCTAAGCCAGGCGGAGCAGTTTTATGAGAAACAGGCTGCGTCAACGACGCTTGCGGCGATGCGCCTGCTTATTGCGCTGGTTTCCGGTACGCGTGAAAGCGTGCTGCAGCCGATGGATTTTCTCGACTTCCGTAAGTGTGAGGAGTATCTGCTCAGTTTTTTGACCTGGAAGCCCTGACAACCTGGCAGGAAATGGCCGCTGACGTCACCTTCTATTTCCGCTGGTCTGAGGACAGGGCGTGGGGAATGACCCGCGCCCGGCTGAAATGGTGGGTGGCGCAGGCATCCCGGATAAACAAGCTTAGGAAACCTGACGACGATGAGTAATTCTTTTGATTTTGAGCTGGTGGCCAGCGACCAGGTTAGCGAGGCTATTGACCGCATTAATGAGGCTGTCCGTGACCTGGAGCCGAAGCTAGATAAAACCAAAGAAGGGCTCAAGTTAGGCGGCCAGGAAACAGCCGACGGACTGAATGGTTTTATTTCGCGTCTTGAAAATATGTCGAAGAGCGCGCGGGATAACGTGCAGTACATCGGCGATATGGTTCCCCCGCTGAAAATGGTGGGGGAGCTCGCGGGCAAGATGGGTACACTGGGGCTGGTTGGTGCTGCCGGATACGGGCTGAAACAGGTCGCTTATGGTTTTCGGGAGGCATCCCGTCAGGCCTATAACCTCGATGTCTCGGCAAAAAATGCGGGGATGCGCGTTGACGATTTTACCCGACTTTCCGGGGCTATGCGTATTCTTGGAGCAGACAGCGAGAGCGCTAATGCATCAATAGAGGGTATTTTCAAAGCATTCAATGAGGCTGCCAGCGGTAAAAACGAGGGGGTTATGGCCGCGATGGCGCAAATTGGTGCGCAAATCCAAAAAAACAGCGATGGGTCAGTAAATACCCTTAAAACACTGGAGTCTATTGCAAAAATTTTCCCAACCCTGAGACCTGAACAGCAGAAATCCACAGCCGATGCACTTGGGCTGACACCCGAATTGCTGGCGCTAATGCGTGAAGGCGAGCGTATGAAAAAGCTGCTGGCAAAATCGGATGAATTTGGTCTGACTGTGGATCCGGCGCTGAACCAGCAGTTGAGTGAAGTGAACGGCACAATGAATGAGCTCAGCGCATCCTGGGATGGGCTGTGGCAACGTTCAAAAAACAAGGCACTCAAGACCATTCTCTCGGATGGTTCGGTCAAAGACGGCCTCGAAGGTGTTACTGATCTGTTTACTAACGGTGACTTTACCGGCCTGTCTCATGCTCTCGGTTTTATCAACAGCGATGATGCTGCAAAGTTACGACGAATTCAGAATGATAAGACGCTATATAACAGTTTGCCCCGTAGTGAACGTGGACAGGTTGACGCGGGTTTCATGACTGATGCTGTAAGAAAGCGGTACGATGCAAATTACCGCGCGGCAGATTCTGCGATTCAGTTACAAAATGACATGGCTGCAGTAACAGCCCCACGGACTGCCGGGAGCAAATATGTGCCTTACCGCCAGAATGGCCAGTATGATGACTTACTGAATGAAGCTGGCCTGCAATACGGTGTTGATCCCCGTCTGCTGAAAGCCATTATGACTCAAGAATCTGGTGGAAATTCTCAAGCTATCAGTAGAGCAGGCGCGAAAGGATTGATGCAAATTATGCCGTCAAATTTTAATTCGACTGGGGTTACAGACTGGACTGACCCACGTCAGAACATTATGGCCGGGGCAAAAATCATGGCTGAAAACCTGAAAAGCTCAGGCGGTAATATTCCGCTGGCGCTTCGTTATTACAACGGGGGGTATGATACTAGCCGCTGGGGGCCGCAGAACCAGGCTTATCCTGGGGCGGTTCTTGGACACTATCAGAAAATAATTAATGAAGAACCACTAACCCGCGATGCTATCCCAGAAAACCAAGCCAATGAGCAATCAGCAGGTATCGGTATCAACCTACCTGTTCAACCTAGTGATGATTCGGCTTACCCAGATAGTGAGGTTAATAATAAATCTACAGGCACTGGGATTATCCAGCCCACCCAGCCTAACGCAGACCAAAATCAGGCTTTTGCCGATAAGCTTACCAGCTCATTTAAAAGCGCTGTTGAAGATCAGAAGATGAAGCTTGAAATCACCCTGGTCGACGGCAAAGGTGGCAGGAAGGAGTTCAATACCCAGAATGGCGGACGGATAACGTTACCCATGGCTTATTAAAAGATGATGGTATAAGGTGTGAATGTAAGATTTTAATTCAACACAGCGCTTGGATATTTCTATGAAAAAGATTACAGCTTACTTGTCTCTATCTCTTTTAATTATACCTTATGCTGCTCAGTCGCAGAGTTTAGCCAAGTGGGTGTATCCCAATGGCATACCAACACTGAAGCAGGATAGCAGAGGTATGGATGCTTTTGAGTTTGCTCTCGCTGTTACAAACTCGTCAACTGGTCAGGTGTCAATTCTTGATTTTCGACCAAACACCGATGCTGAATCTTCGTGCTATGGTATACATGAATACAGCAACCCCAAAATAAGAGATATTTCTCCAGCAAAAATCGCAGGGAAATATGTAAAAATGATATCTATTTGCCTTGGGCAGAGTAGCGGGATAATCCAACCAAAAACAGAAGAGGGAAAGAAATATTTTAATGGATTAGTGTTTACAGGTGCACCATTAGATATTTATCTCTCCGATACTAAATTTATTTCATTCCCTGCATCAGACACTGACTCGATGAAGAAAAAACTATCGGAACTAAATTCAGCAATGTGACATAAATAAGTAAAAAAACCGCCGATATGGCGGTTTTTTTATTTCCGGAGGTGAGATGCCAATTATCCAGAATGCAATAACATCCCTGATGGGCGGTGATGCCAGCGATGACTGGCAGGGGCAGTTAAGGCCCAGCTCATTCAGAGGAGTGCCATTTGCAATTGTTGCTGAGGAAGGAAGCCACGGCCGACGCCAGGCGGTACATGAATATCCCTACCGTGATACAGCCTGGATAGAGGATATCGGTCGAGCAACAAGGCGATTTGTTATTCGCGGTTTTTTGATTCAGAACAGCCAGGTTTATGGTGGCGGCGATGCCATCACACAGCGCCAGTCATTAATTGAAGCCTGTGAACAAAAAGGTAGCGGTACGCTCGTCCATCCGACACTGGGCGAATTAACGGTTTCCATCCCTGAGAATGGTTTGCGTATTTCCGGTTCGATGGAGAACGGGCGAGTATTTGAATTTACCCTGATGGCAATTGAATCAGGGCTTAAAGTGTTTGCTGTCACGGGCAGTACCGTTGCAGGCGCCACGGTGAAAACCAACTATCTGAAACTGGTCAGCACTGCTGTGCTGAGCACGATTGCCAGAGTTAAGAGTGAAATCCGCGGTGTCACACAGGCTATAAACACCATCAGAGGCACGGTCACGTTCTGGACTAACATGGTTGACAGCACCATCAGTCAGGTCACGAATCTCAGCAATGTCCTGAACTCCACGTTCGGGAATACCCGGTACGGACGTTACAGTAAAGGCTCTGTGGGCGGTAGTTCCTCTGCTGTTGCTGGCAAATCGTCAGTTGCTGATGTGGATGATGAGAGAGCACTGGCTGACAAGGTAACAGCCCAGTCGGTAATGGACCGGAAAAATGTTACCAACATGTCGAGCCAGCTTAGCCGCTCCAACACGCCTGATGAGTTTGTCCAGGGCGTCGCCGACGTGGTAAACGCAATTCTTAACAGCGCCGGCAGCGTTAATGACCGAATCACTGCGCTGGAAAAACTGGCTAATTCAATCAGCACGGAGTACCAGCAGTCCGACAGCAGCAAAGCGATTTCGGCGACCATGAACACGCTGATTGTTGTGCTGTGTACTGGTGCCATGACCAGTGCCGCTGCGGACTCCAGACCTGCCAGTACAGACGAGGCAGAAGAGTTAACTCAACGAGTTTCTGTGCAACTGGATACGGCGCTGGTTCTGGCTGGAGACCGCGCTGACGATGATATGTATAACGCGCTTCTCGCCGTCAGATCGGCATTCCTTTCCACGATGAGTGAGCGTGCTTCTGGTCTGAGCGAGCTTATTCAGGTTACTACCGCTCAGCCGCTTCCGGCGCTGACGCTGGCAAACCGATTATACCAGGATGCCACCCGTGCAGATGAACTGGTACAGGAAGCGCGCGTACCCCATCCGGCGTTTATGCCGACAACCATGAAGGTACTGAGGCAATGAATGCAGACAGCGATCTGGATGTTGTTTCTCTGACGGTCGACGGCAAAATCATTGAGGGCTGGGATTCTGTCCGGGTAACGCGGGGGATTGAGCGTTTTCCCTCTGATTTCGATCTTGGGCTGATGGATTACTTCCCTGGCAACGAAGATCGTCAGCTCGTTGAAGAGGGCATGTCCTGTGAAGTTCGTATCGGAGATGATCTGACGCTGACGGGATATGTGGATGACTGGGAGCCCGCACTATCGCGTTCCCGCCATGAGGTCCGCGCCACGGGCAGGAGCAAATGTCAGGACCTGGTGGATTGCTCAGCCGAGTGGCCTAACAACGTCATTAATGCCAGTAATGCGCTTGAAATTGCTTCTCGCCTGGCATCCTACTACGGCATCACCGTAACCACGGATGTTGATGAACTTGTGAAGGTTCCCCAGTTCACTCTGAACTGGGGTGAGTCTCCGCAAGAAGTCATCGATCGGGTGGCCAGATGGTCTGCTCTGCTTTACTACGATCAGCCCGATGGAAACCTGTTACTGACCCGGGTGGGAACACGCCGTGCAGCGAGCGGAATAGCCGAAGGGGTAAATGTCGAACAGGCGTACTACCGCAAATCGATGGCCGACAGGTTTTCAGACTATGTCGGTGTATCAATGAGCGTTTCTCCAATTGCAGGGTATTCGCCTGATACGGCCTATGACGCTGTGACTCTGGCAACGGCGAGAGATCCGGAGGCCGCCCGCATGCGGTACCGAAAACATATATCGATTGTGGAAAGTACCCTGATGGCTACTCAACAGGCACAAAGTGCGATCGACTGGGAAATGAACCGGCGGTACGGGCGTTCAAAACAGCTCTCGGTAACCATCGATTCCTGGAGGGATAAAGACGGGAAACTGTGGGAACCAAACACATTGATCCCCGTTGATCTTCCCACCTTACGGTTGCCGAAGACTGAATTGCTACTGGCAGAAGTCACCTATATGCGCGATGACTACGGCACCCATGCACGCATGACGCTGATGCCGCCTGAAGCATTCGCCGTTCAGCCATATGCCTTCTACCAGAACCTGGCGGGATTCAATACATGAAGCAACTATTTAAACATGCAGCGACTAGGATCGCCGGCATGCTGGGGATTGGCCGGATCACGGCTATGAAAGATGGTGGGGTGGTGCAGTCAATCCAGTACCAGACTCCGCTGGAGGTGGCCAGCGCACCGCGGATGGCTGAATTTGGTTTTTCATCCGGCCTGCCGTCAGGGACTGACGTGGTTCTGGCTTTTATTGGCGGTGATCGTTCCAGCGCGGTGGTAATTGCGTCCAACCATCAGGGGTTTCGTCATACAGGCCTGAAAGCGGGCGAAACGGTCATGTATAACCAGTGGGGTCTTAATATTCTCCTGACGGAGAAGGGGATCTTCCTGGATGCAAAGGGCCAGAATGTTGAGGTCAATAACGCCACTAACGTGACCATCAATGCCAGCCAGGGGATTCTTGCAAATACCCCGATCCTGAGGTGCACGGGTGACATTGTTGATAACTGTGAAACCAATACCCGAACACTGAAAGAGCTGCGGGATGCACATAATGACCATGATCATGTGGTTAAAAATGCCCAGAGTGGCAATGACAATATCCGCAGCCAAAAAACAGAGGATCAGGTGACATGAGTGACATCGCTTCATTCTGGAATGTGGATGAGATGTTTGCTGACTGGCAGAAAGGGCTGGGCGAACTCACCACGGGGAACGATTTACAGACTGCAATACTGGACAGCCTGTTTACTGACAGGCTGGCGCGCGCTGACGATGATTATGAGGATAGCGATCGCCGCGGCTGGTGGGGGGATTCCGGGGAGGAATCCCAACTGGGATCCCGGCTGTGGCTGCTACGGCGGAAAAAACTGACCCCGGATGTAGCAAAAAAAGCGGAGGAATACTCGAGTGAAGCGCTCAACTGGTTAAAGGTTGATGGCGTTGTCAGCGAGGTTATTCCTGTTGCCAGGATCGTCCTGCCTGACCGGCTCAATCTCATTATCCGCTATCAGGCACCGGGGAAGGACTGGCAGGAATTCAGGTTTTACTGGATATGGGAGCAACGTTAATATGCCGTTTAAACGACCGACGCTGAGCGAACTCCGCGACGGAAACCGGAAATTTATGCAGGCGGAGCTTGAGGATGTTGGTGCGCTCCTGCGGTTCGCGAACCTGAAGGTACTGGCTGACATGGATGCGGGGATGGGGCATTTGCATTACGCCTACCTTGACTATATTGCCCTGCAGACAAACCCGTTTACCTCTACCGATGAGTATCTCGCCGGGTGGATGGCCCTTAAGCAGGTATTCAGAAAACCAGCAGCAGCGGCGAAGTCGCCTGCGGTACAGGCTAGTGGCAGTGCTGACAGTATTATCCCTGTTGGCTCGATCATTAACCGCGGGGACGGATACCAGTATCGGACGGATGCAGATCTTAAAATTCAGGCAGATGGATTTGGTATCGTCGCGGTGACGGCCATCCTGCCGGATATTACCAGTGATGTAACGGGTGGAGGCGCGCGCGGTAACGCTGATGCCGGGACCATAATGACCCTGGACGCGAATATTGCTGGCGTGGATCCACAGGTAACGTTACTGTCCGCGGCGACCGGCGGAGCCGATATTGAAACGGAAGAGGACTTTCGCAGTCGTGGCTTGCTGGCATGGCAGAATCCGCCTCAGGGTGGAAGCGACGCCGATTATAAAAAATGGGCGCTTGAGGTTTCGGGCGTCACCCGCGCGTGGGTAAAGCGGCGTCTGAACGGGGCCGGGACCGTTGGCGTGTATATCATGTGTGATCGGAATGACAATGGTGGGTTTCCGGTCGGTACCGATGGAATATCCCAACTTGAGGACTGGGGGGCTGTTAAAGCCACCGGAGACCAGCTCGCTGTCGCCGACCACATCTATCCGCAGCAGACAGACACTGCCATTGTTTTCGTATGTTCCCCGATCAAGAAAGTCATCAATATTGAAATCTCTGGTATCAAAAATGCCGACAGCACCACAGTTCAGGGTATAAAAGACGCGCTGACGGCGCTGTTTTTTGATGAGGCTAACCCTGATGGTTCCGGGAAAGTTTACCTCTCTGATATTAACGGGAGTATCGGCGGTGTTAGTGGCACGACGGGCTATATCCTTAACTCTCCGATGGCCAATATCACCTTTGCTGTTGGCGAAATTCCGGTGCTTGGCGGGGTGAATTTTGTATGAGCCTCTTTTCAAAAAATGATTATGCCGGTGCGCTTGGTGCGCTGCTACCGACGGGCAGGGCATGGCCCCGGTCGCAAAGAACGGTACAGGCTGCGGTATTACGGGCACTGGGTAGCTCGTTTCAGCGTTCTGACAGCGATGCGCAAAGCCTGATTACTGGCGCTTTTCCGCCTACAGCGACGGTAATGTTGCCAGAATGGGAAAGCTCTCTGGGGCTGCCAGATGATTGCGCGATTGGTGAGTCCGGTGGCGTCAGCGATCGCCAGCGCGCCGTGGTAGCAAAGTTAATCAGCACCGGCGGTCTGAACCGCGATTACTACATCCGGGTGGCCGCAGCTCTTGGTTATACCATCACTATCACACAGTTCCGCCCCGCTATGAGTGGCATGTCAGTATGCGGTGATGCGCTTAACGGTGACGAGTGGCCATTTACCTGGCGGATAAATGCGCCACAAACAACAATCAAGTATTCGCTTGCTGGCGCGTCCTACTGCGGCGATCCGCTCGCATCGTGGGGCAATAAACAACTGGAGTGTTCAATCAACAAAATTGCCCCATCCCATCTGAACATCATTTTCAATTATTCATAACTGATATTTCCCCCTCTGATTTTATCGCTTAACACTAAGTGAGGATTAACTATGCTCCGAATCGGGCAAGTCGAAGCCACTGCAACGCAGGATGGCAAATATACTGATGGAAGTGTTGCTGGTGGTATTGCCGCAACGAGGCTGCGGGCAGCAGCGTTTAACGCCATGCAGGAAGAGTTAGCGCATATCGTAGAGTCAGCAGGTTTGACGCTCGACATTAACGATATGACTCAGGTTTTAAAGGCCATTCAAAAACTGACACTGAGCCGTACAAACCCATTTGCCGATATCAAATCAGATGGTGCAGCGGCGATCTCTACGGCTCTCACAAACCTTGGTTTG